ATATTACCCTTATCATCAATAATCCCTTCTTTATATGCAGCCCACTTATTAAAGGGTGTCACCAACCTTTTGATAAATGAGTATACTAAGAATAAATCTACTACCATTTAAATTTCCCTCAACCTTTGTATTATAAACTCATCACCAGTTATTGACTCTGAGCTTATTCCAATTTCATCATATACTAATACTTCTGGCATAAAATTCAAATACTCTACGAATGGTTTTAAATATTCGTGATATTCATGCAACCGCATAAATAACATATTTGTTGCCGCCTGTCCAAACACATTGAATATTACAATGAGATGGTTCAGAATTAACCTTTCTTTTAATTCGTCATCTTGTCTATAACGACTCAGAAGTTTACGGAGATATTGAAATCTCTTTATATCTTCTTCGAACTCTGACAACTCAGTACACTGAGGATTGTCATAGTGTTTCATCGCGTAAAGCAGAAAGGTTGATTCTGTCAAATTCATAACAATAAAAGGCTAACTATTTAAAGTTAAGCGTCAGCTACAACTGTATCATCACCTGTACCGTCTACACCTAAGTCACCAGCATTAGCTGCTGATACTTTCATCGGAACTAAGCATTCCGCGAAGTGACGGCCATTGGCTGTATGATATAACCACCAACCTGGTCCTTTAAGACCTTTAGCTCTGTTAGCTGCGACGCCTGCTTCTGTTAAGTCAACAAAGACTGCATTGTCTTCGTCGTTTGACTTATTAGTATTGCCTGCGGCAGTTTCGAGCCACTTTGGTACGCTAGCTGCAGCGTCTGTTTTTCCCCATAGTGCCATTGTTATTCTCCTAATTTATTATTTTAAAACTTTATAAAGTTCATCAACTAATTCGGCTTTCTTTTTTCTTTTGTCAAGTTCAATACCTGCTTTACGACCTTCTGTCTCAAGGTCAGCTTTTGTTAGTTTACCTAACGCAGCTTTAGTAACCTTAGGACCTTTAGCAACAGCAGCCTTCTTTGGCTCCTTTACTGGGTCTACTTTAGCAGGAGTTTCATCTTTACAAAATAAGCCTTTAATCCAATCAATCAAAAACATAATTTACTCCTATTATATAATAGAATTAACTACCGCAATTACTGGCAGCTAATTTCTTTTTCTTTGGCTCAAGAGTATCTGAAGCTTCAGTATCCTCGGCCTTTTCGTTGTCTCCTTTCCAGTTCTTGTCTACGTAATCAAAGAATTCTTTTTTCTTCTCATCGCTTTCAAGTTCTGCTGGACTTTCGACTCCAAACTTTTTTAATGCTTTTTTGAAGAATTCTTGATATTCAGAATCTTCTTCGTTTTGTAAACGAGCCATAATCTTTTCTTCGATTTTGCTCTCGATAATTTCTTTCCAACTAGGCATTTTATTTTCCTCTGTGTATTGTTCTGGTAATGACTTTAAAAATTTCATTATATCTCTATTACTACCAAAGACACTCAATTCCATTCCTGTTGATGTCTTTTTAGTAAACGGATTAAGCTTTGCACTCTTGGCAAGCTTTAAAGCGTTTTTATAGCTCTTATCGTCCATATCAACTAATTTAAAACTTCCGTCAGCCATTCCTTACTCCTATTATTATATGTTCTATGTTTATTTATAACAGTTTCGTTATCCGAATCTGTAAATTATCAATGCCTTTAATCAAACGATGGTATTCACCTTCTTCGATCTTAAATCTTATTCCTGGTTCTAATAACAATGGTAAACAATTTTCTGGTTGAAATTGCCAACCATTTCCTGATATAACTTCAACCATGCGGTCTTCTTTATCTCTGTGCCAAACAAACTCTGCCTGATCTTCATTAATATCAAATGTACGAATATCACCAATATCCGTATATGGCTTACCAGAAATAACTACCACCTCCCTTGAGACCAAGTTCCTTTGCATACTTAGGTAATCGACAGGCCCAGTATCCTGCAGACATTTTATCTGTTTTAGTATCGCAATTGTGTCTGCTTGCGAAATTCTTAGCTGCGTCTCTATCATTGATTTTAGCAGTAAGCCCACCTTTCTCATCACCAAACTCAATCTTTTTGATATTACCTGTGTCAGGGTTTCTAACATAGACAACATACTTCTTATCTCCACTCGAACGTTTAGGTGTATTTAATTCTGGTTCTTCTTCCAATTCAATCATAGGACTTTCTAAAGGAACAGTAACTCCTTCATATAATCCAAAGCCTTCATGTTTCCACTCTGTAAATTTTTTCATTAGTGATCCGATTTGTCGTTTCTATCTGTTTTATTTGATAATATAAATCGTCTGTTTGGATTGACTGCAATTTTGAACTTAGTCATTAACTTTCTATTCACTAACATTTCTGATGCAGTATCTTTTAATGACAACGCGATTTCAGCAATATGTTTCTTGTTATTGAAAAAGATCTCATGTTCAACTACAGGTCTTGTATCAAATGGTTTTTGACCACGAGTTGGTTTTGAGACATATATTACTTCACTCTCAAACTTATAACCGTTCTTTTCCCAAAATACCTTTTTACCTTTTGTTTCCATTTTATCAACATGGAGCATACTTGCCTTTGCACTGTTACCAGAATCAAACTTTGCACGTACAGGATTCTTTTCCATACCTTTAAATATAATCGTTTCAATATAACCTGCTTCTTGTCTAAAGATTGGTCTTCTATTGACATCCTTAGAAAAGAATTGTATAATTGTCTCTACAACTTTCTTATCAGATACTTTACCTTGTTTCTCTTCTGTCCAAGGATCGTAACCTTCAAAGTGAGAACGAATACCTGGAGAACCATTTACTTCAATAATATAAGGATTACCTTTCTTATCAACAAAATGATCTACTCCACAATATACAGCTCCTGTTGCTCTTGCGGCTGCTTTAATTACTGCGATCTCTTTCTTTGATAAATCGTATGGTTCTGTTGTTGCACCTTGGTGAACATTGTTTCTAAAGTCTTTGTTATCTGGTGCTTGTATTCTTTCTGCTGCTGCAATAATTTTACCACCAACAAGTAGTGTACGAATATCTGATTTCATTTCAAAGAATTCTTGTATTAATAAATCAGCATCGTATTTCCATAACGATTGACATACACCTGTTAAAGATGACATACTATCAATCTTCATTACACCAACACCTTGAGTACCTTTTAGTGTTTTAACAATAACAGGGAACTTTCCACCAACTCGTTTATGAGCGTCTTCAATTGAATGTTCGTTGGGTATAGATGATGTTCTTGGAATCGGTATATTATTACGACCTAACAATAATGCGTTGGACATTTTGTTATCGCAAACTAACATAGATTCTAAATCATTAACAAGTAAGAAACCAATATCCTGTAGGGAAGATACGAATGCTTGAGAGGTAAGCGTTCCGATTGCACCTGCTCTTACAAATACAATTGAGTTATGAGTTTCTATTTCAATATCTTTATTCTTGCCGTCAATATTACGAATCTTTACAGTTCCAATATCAATATCGGAATCGGCAATCCATGCTTTTGATATATCAACGAAATCAAATTTAATATCTCTCTTAACAGAAACTTCTTCAACAATATCAGCAAAGGTTCCGTCACCATCTCCTGTACCTAAGACAACCACATGCAGTTCGTTATAAGGAACAACTTCTGCTTCTTCCTCGAGAGGGAGTGGGTTTCTTCTGTACTCAGATATAGATTTCATAATATTAAATTCAACTAATTTACTTCTTGCGCTTATTCGCAGGAAGGCTTGCGTCTAATGCAGCTTCAACTTCTTTATATTGCCTAATGTATTGCATAGATCCATATTTCACTTTGTTTAGTTTAGAAAGTTCTCTTTTAACTTTAGGATCTTTTGATTGCTTCATATCAGACAGATCGTATCTTGCGTTAAGTTCACTTAGGTTAGTAGATTCTTCAACGTATTTCATCATGAATTCGTCAGTTTCATCTGCGTCATCAGTTTTAATTTCGCCGTTATCCATTGCCCATCCGATAATATCGTCTTCAGCTTTTTGGTCTAAATCTCCACCTCTTTGATACTTTTCTATTGCTCGTCTATGTTTTGTTATTATTTGTTTCCATTCTCTATCACGTGGAAAATGTTTAATTACATTATTGATATTCTCAAGTAATTCAGGAAAGATATCTTTAAGATCTCCATCGTCCATCATATAAGCATCGCCTTGTAGGAATGCAACAATATCAGCTTTCTTGCCAGTAATGTCAGCCGTCTGACTGCCTGTCTTTTTAATTTTAATATTGTGTTGTCTTTGCGACTTGTTAATATCAGATGAACTTCCAATATAGTCAATATCAATCTTAGTAGTTTTGTTTGGGCTTCTGAGTCTCAACTTTTCAGCCAATACAGATTCGTCCAAACTAATTGTTACTTCTTCGATTGATTCGTTATGAGGATAACCTTTTAATGGAACTGGTGAAGGTACCAAAGTTTGTTTGATTTTTTCATAAGTTAATTTTGCTAACTTTTCTTTGAACTCTTTAGTTCTTGCATCAATGGACTTTTTAACTTGTGCGTCCAATCTTGCTTGTCTATTATCTTCCACGTTTATCCTCCGAATTCGTGTCCTGCGACTCTCTTCATTTGTTTCTTAAACTCAGCAAAGTCAGGTTTTGATTTATATAATTTGATTGATAGATGGTCTTTATCTTTGCCTTTAATGCGCCAATTGTAACCATCCTTCTTATGTTCTGGTTTTGTTGTTTTTACAACACGTCTTTGGAATCCATCTTCCCAAGATTCGGATCCTTCTGATAATTGTTCATCAACCATCAAAGCTAAGATATGGGAATCTAATCCATACTGATTCGCAATCCTGCCTGCATAATATTCTTTTCCGTGCCTTGGTTTAGGACCATGCTTATACATGATTTCTTTTACTTTAGCAACAGCTTGTCCATACTTCTTTTTAAATATAGTATCAGCTGCAATCTTTTTAATTACTTGCTGTGTTGTTAATTCTTCAGTTTGATTTTCTTCAGGTACGCAATTAGGAACCATCTTGTTGCCTTTCTTTTTCATGCCTACTTTTTTGTAGCCAACCCAGCAACCGTCTGCTTCTTCAATAGATTCTAAAATGTCTCTGAAGGTTTTCATATTTCTATTTAAGCCTTACTGAA